TGCTGGCGCGGCTCTTGCTCGTTATGCTGATATTCAGGTGGCGTCTGCCGGAAAGCAGGTGGCGAGTACGTCTGCTCTTGTTAACGACAATCGTGCAAGACTGGCAAACATTGCAACAAGAACGAAGCAGACGGCAGCAACTCTCCGTTCTGCCCAAGCAGAATATGCAGAGGCTACTGCTCAGTTCCAAGGTGGACGAGCCCGCGCCGCTGCAACTGGACAATTCATCTCGATGCAAGCTGCTCGTGACCGACTCACAGCGGCTACCATCCGACTGACCGCCGCTGAACGTGCGAACCAAATTATGACCGCCAGAAGCGCCGTGCTGGCCCGTGAGGTTGCAGCGGCTGAAACCGCACAGACCGCCGCTACTGCCCGTCTGGCGGGCGCTCAGGCGGCTCAGAGCGGTCTTGTGGCTACCCTTTCCCGTACCTTCCCGCTGCTTACTGGCGCAATTCGTGGAGTGATCGGTGCCCTCGGTGCCCTCTGGGCTGCAATGCTGGCGAACCCGATCACTGCGATCATCGCTATTCTTGCTGCTCTCCTTGTGGGCATCTTCACCTTTGGTGACAAGATCAAAGTTACTGCTGACGGCATCGTGAGCTTGAAAGATGTAACGGTCGCTGCCTTCCAGATCATGTGGGAGAAGATCGTCGGTCTTGCCACGGCAGTCTACGAATATATTCAACCTGCTCTCCAGTTCATCAAAGACGCTGTGCTTTCGGTCGTCGACATCTGGGTTCAGGTGTTTACCGGAATTCTTCAGTTCATGGTCACCTTCTACAATACGCTGATCGGCACTGTTGTCGGCTTCATCAATGGCACGATTAAGGCTTGGGACATTCTTCCAGCCGCTATTCTCGATATTATGACGATCGTCAAAAACAACGTCCTGACCGCTGTTGAAAATCTCGTCAATGGCTTCATCGAGGGTATTCAAAGCATTCCTGATAAATTCGGGGCTGCGATGGAGTCTATCTCTCAGTTTGCTTCTGATGCGTTGACTTACATCGTCGATGCCTTCCAGGCATTGCCCGGTGCGATTGCTGCGATTGCTGAAAAGGCTGGTGCATATCTTAAGGCGAAGCTGATCGCGGCTATCAACGTCGTTGTCGCAGCTTTGAACAAGCTGCCAGGAATTTCTATCGACGCTTTCTCAGCAGTCGGCGAAGCTGCTGGTGATATCAAATTCGATCTTCCTAAATTCCCCTCCTTCGAACCGTTTGTCAAAGATGGTAAGTTCACGCTCGACCAGTTCAAAGGCGACGTCACTGGTGCTGCGGCAGAAGCTGGTGGTATTTATGCCAAAGAGTTCGCAAATGCTTATGCGACTGATTTCGTTGGCAACGCTGGCAAGACCATGCTTGATGCTGCCTCGAATGTTGGTGGTCAAATAGTTGACCGTGCTCGCAAGAATGTGGAAGCTTCTGCTAATGGTCAACTCGAAAACCTAGGCGGTGGTGCTGGTGGTGCTGGTGGTGCTGGTGGTGCTGGTGGTGGGAAAGGTGGTGGAGGAAGTAAGAAAGACTTCGCTTCTGAACTCGCTGAACTGCAACAGAAAATCGATCTGGAGAAACAGTACGGCATTCAGAAAGAGATCAATAACCAGATCTTGCAAATCGAGAAATCGATCAAGCGGGAACTGACTGCTGCCGAAAAGGATCAGGTCGCTGCGGCTGTTCAAGCTCTTGAAGTATCGAAGGTCCAGGGTCAGATCTTGCAGGAGATCCACGGCCCTCAGGAACAGTTCATCATTGGGCAACAGGCACTGAACCAGTTGTTCCAGCAAGGTGCGATCACGCTCGACATGTATAACACGAAGCTGAGAGAGCTTCAAATCAATGCTGACAAAGCAAGCGGAACTCTCGCTGGCAGCTTCCGTGCGGCTATCGCAAGCAGCATTCAATCTGCGAGCCAGCTTGGTGACGCCCTTGGGAATTGGGTCGTTGGCGCTGCGAACAGCGCAGCCGACGCTATCGTTGAGTTTGCGAAGACTGGTGAATTCAATGTTCGACAGTTCTTCAACGACCTGTTCGCTCAGCTTCTCAAGCTCGCAGCCCAACAGATACTCCTTCGTCTCTTGGGCAACGTGTTCGGTATCCCTGTCGGTGGCTTCAGTCAGGGTGGCTCCATTCTCCCCGGCTTCGCTGGTGGCGCTACGATCCTGCCTCATGGTCCGGGTTCGACGGATAGCCAAGTGGTCGCATTTAAGAAGCGTCCTGATGAGCGTGTTGATATCCTCACACCAGGACAGCAACAGCGACAGAAGGAACAGATGAAGAGCGGTGACGGAACTTCTAGTGGGTCTGCGAGTGTGCAGGTCAACCCGAAGATCGTCAACGTGCTTGATCCCGGCATTGTTGGTCAGTTCCTCAACACTCCTGAGGGTGAAGCGGTTATCATCAACACGATCCAGAAAACTGGCATCCTTGACAGGGGTCGTTACTGATGGTTCTTATCTCGAAAGGCGCAACGTGGGAGTACCAGCTTGCGGCGAATACCGTACCGGCTGATCCTTCCCTCGAAACTGTACCTGCCTCTGGCTGGTCGAGTGGACCCGGTCCCTTTGGGGAAGGAACATTCACGATCAATGATATTCCTCCCGCGACTGCGTGGACGAGGACAAATGGTCTCTGGATCAGACGTTATGTTGATCTTTCAGGACTTGCAGAAGTTCTGATCACCGGACGAATTGAACAGGCTCTCTATCTCTATTGGGATGGTGCCTATGTCGGCACTGTGAACCCAGCGAATGCAGGAAGGACCGACGTTCCTGAATATCGTATCATGATCCCGCTCGATCTTGCTACTTCGGGAACTCACGAGATCGCCCTGCTTTGTCTGGACGATAACAACGCGACTGGTCTTTCGTATATCTCCGTTGAGGCTGGCTATCTTCCTGTGGTCTTCCCTCTTCAGCCGCAAGCTCCGATCACTGAAACTCTTGAATGGCTGACTGACTTGAATATCTCGAAAGATGGCAACGAAGAACGCATCAAGGTTGCTGTTTCTCCGAGACAGAAATTCAAGATGAATTTCCCTGCGCCGCCGGAAAAGAAACGGCTCGGTCACAATATTCTGTGGGGAGATCTCTCCAATAAATTCATGATCCCTGTCTGGACACAGCCGACTATTCTCGGTGCAGTCACAGCCGGAGCGAATACGATTGCTTTCGATACCACGAAGTCTGAGTATCGTGGACCCGGTCTCGCAATCTTGTGGCAGAGTTTCGACAACTGGCAAGTCATTGGGGTCGAAAGCGTTGCGTCTGGTTCTTTGACCTTGAACACGCTGACCAAGGCTTTCTCGAAAGCGTGGATCATGCCGCTTCGCTATGGGTTCATCCCAGATGGAGTGAGCAAGAACCTTGATGGATATAAAGCCGAATTCGAGTTTGAGATCAGGATCCTTGACAACAAAGAGCTGACTGTCTCTGCTCCAACCCAATACAACTCTGACGATCTCTACACTGAGGCTGGTCTCATTGAAGGTGATGGTACGAGCGACGATATGATCTCGAACCCTGATGTCTTCGATCCCGGTATCGGCTTGGTCGAGTTCTACGGAACTTGGTTGAACACGCGCATCGGCAGAACGCACCGTGTCCTGAACGAAGATCTGTCCTCCGCTTGGGCTCTTCGTCAATTCCTTCATCGTCGTGCTGGCCGGTATCGCCAGTTCTGGCAACCTTCGTTTGAGCAAGATCTGAAAGTCAAGAACTCTGGAACTATCACGACTACCATGTCAGTTGATCGTGATGGCTACCTTCGTTCTTGTCAGAACAGAACCCACATAGCAGTCCAGGCGGCTGGTGTCTGGTACATGAGGGAAATCCTTTCTGTGGCAATTGTTGATGCAGACACGATGTCGTTGACGCTTGACACTGCTTTGGGTATTGTCGTGAGCACCATTGACCGTGTATCTTGGCTTGGCAAGATGCGTCTTGACACTGACTCTGTTGAGATCCGTCACTCCACTGGCGGTGTCAGCACAAGCAGCTTTAGGATTGTTGAGATCGAACCATGATCACGATAGA